TCAGGAAAGATGCCAATGGATGCAGGCAAAGATGGTAAAAAAGGCACCAAAGACGACAAGCCAGCATTTTTGAAATAAATATATTAAATAGATGGGAGTTTTAAATGGCAACAGTAAATATGTTAAGAGACGGTTCTGTAAAAGCAGTTGAAGTCCCGACAATATTTTCAACAGAAGATGACGTTAGGATTTGGGTTGCTCATGTAGCAGCACGTAATATGCGTGCCTGGGACCAAACACTAGTGCAGCCATTTGTAGACGCATATAATAACGGCTCTACTGATCTTACATTAGAAGTAATTTGTAATATTATAAACGATTTTACTTCTACAGACGATCCTAATTATCCAATTACTGAAGTAGCAGTGCTTGCTAAGATAGCTTCAGCAGGTCTTACTTTACGAGATTAGTATAGTTAATTGAAATCCAATAGCGTCTCCGGACGCTATTTTTTTGGTTAAATACTAGCATGCAAAATAATAAATTTTTTATTCTAGGATTTCCAAGGTCAGGTACTACTGCTATAGCAAATACATTAAACGATAATAATATATACATGTATTCTTCTGAAAAAATAGAAGGTGTTGTAGATAATGAAAGTTACTTATTTGAACCATTTGCATTAGCTAACAGCAAAGTTGTATTAGATTGGAGACATAAGTTACAGTATACTATTGAACCTAAATTTAAAAAAGATTACAATGGATTTAAAATAATTCTTGGAGATCAAGTAAACATACGTAGTTTAGCTCAAGACTTTAATTATCGTCCTTTAATTGTTATAAGAAAAGATATATGGAAAGGCATTTTTAGCAAAATAGCTGCGACATATGCAACACACGAAGAAACAGGAGCAATAGGTACATATCTTCAATCAAGTAGAACAGCTAACGCTGATTTTACTAAATTCCGTCCTACTGTCCCAAGACTAGAATTTTTTCTTGGAACATTTATCAAAGCAATATATGAATTAGAAAACGAAACATATATCTTAGATCCAATTGATATTATATATTTTGAAGATTTTATAAAGCCTGATACTACATACAATAAAATTAATAAGTATTTCGAAAAAGAAATTACGTTCAATTTAAATTATAATGACGAATTTGATGTTATAAACGAATATCTATCTGAAGCTGGTTGGACTAGTAATCAATACAAATATCTAGCATCTAGAATAGATGCTATGATTGAAAGATATAGTATTAAAGAAGATCCAAAAATACCAGAATGGTTAAAGGAAACACTAATTAACCATCCGTTCAAGGACAAATAGAATGAGTAAAAGTTTAGACGGTGTACTAACAAAAAAAGCAAATAAACAAGAGACCTTTACTAACGAGCAAGTAGAAGATCTTATGAAGTGCATGGACCCTAAAAACGGGTACGACTATTTTGCACGTAATTTTGCATACATACAACACCCTGTAAAAGGTAAGTTATTGTTTGAACCTTTTGAATACCAAGACCGCTTGCTTAAAAGTTATCACGATCATCGTTTTAACATTAACATGCTACCAAGACAAACTGGTAAAACTACATGTGCAGCAATCTACTTATTGTGGTATGCAATGTTTGTACCAGATCAAACTATTCTAATTGCAGCACACAAGTACACAGGCGCACAAGAGATTATGCAACGTATACGTTATGGATACGAATTGTGTGCAGATCATGTACGTGCAGGAGTAACAAACTACAATAAAGGTTCAATAGAGTTTGAAAATGGATCACGTATTGTTAGTGCTACAACAACAGGCAATACAGGACGTGGTATGTCTATATCATTACTATACTGTGACGAGTTTGCATTTGTGCAACCTAACGTAGCAACAGACTTTTGGACATCAATATCACCTACACTAGCAACAGGTGGTCGTGCAATTCTTACAAGTACACCTAACTCAGATGAAGATACATTTGCTACTATTTGGAAACAAGCTGAAGATAAGTTTGACGAACATGGCAATGAGCAAGAGCTCGGCGCTAACGGATTTCATAGTTTTAGAAGCTATTGGGAAGAACATCCAGATAGAGATGATAAATGGAAAGTAGACGAAGTTGGACGTATTGGCGAAGAACGTTTTAGGCGAGAATACGGATGCGAATTCTTAGTATTTGACGAAACACTTGTTAGCTCAATAATGCTTTCTACAATGGAAGGTAATGCTCCATTAGTTAATATGGGGCAGACACGTTGGTATAAGAAACCAACAGCAGAATTTACATATGCAGTTGCCCTTGATCCTAGTATGGGTACCGGAGGCGACAACGCCGCTATACAAGTATTTGAACTTCCTAGTTACGAACAAGTAGCAGAGTGGCAACATAACACAACAGCTATACCAGGGCAAATACGTGTACTATCTGACATATGTACATACTTACAATCAGAAACTCAAAATGCTAACGGCATATATTGGAGTGTTGAAAACAATGGCATTGGCGAAGCATGCTTAATAGTTATTAATGACTTTGGTGAAGAAAACATTCCAGGGCTATTTGTAAGTGAACCTATGCGTAAAGGGCATGTAAGAAAGTTCCGTAAAGGATTTAATACTACACATGGTACTAAAATTACAGCATGTAGTAGACTTAAAACTATGCTAGAAAACGATAAGATGATTGTACACAGCAAGCCGTTTATATCGGAACTTAAGAACTTTGTTGCAACAGGCAGCAGTTACCAAGCTAAGACAGGACAAAGTGACGACTTAATTAGTGCAACACTACTTGCAATAAGAATGATGGCAGTATTAAAAGATTGGGATCCTAGGATCTATAACACTTTTACTCAAGCTGAAGATATCCAAGATTATGAGGCTCCAATGCCTATTTTCATTAGCACAAACTATTAAACAGAGTTGATAAATATAAGTATGCAAGAATTTGATAAAATCGGCGAAGATCTTTTTAACAAAATACGAGGTAGATTTCCTAGTATTACTATCGGTAATGAAACCGGTGAAGTTATAAATGAGCCAACCCAAGCTAGATTCTTTGATTTTGAATACAAAGAAGGCGATAATATATTAGGTAATGTTAGTGTAAACATTACTGAAGACTCTGGTATGACAATTATATTTTCCAAAGATTTTATATCTAACGAAGATCAATTGACAAAAGACAAGTGGTATTCCTTCTTAAAAGAATTAAGATTATTTGCAAAAAAACGTATGATGGAATTTGCAATAAGAGACATCACAAAATCAAATTTAACAAAGAGAGACTACAAATTTTTGTCCAAAAAACAAGTCGGAGATGAACCAATGGCAGAATCAAAACTCTATGGAACTTCTAAAATAAGTTACCAAGACATAGATAACGCAAGATTAGTAATTAAGCACACTGAAAGTGTTAATCAAGAACAAGCATCAGGACGCACTAGAAGCGTTGGTAAAATATATATTGAGAGTGCAGACGGCGAACGCTTTATGTATCCATATAAGCATTTGAACGGTGCAAGAGCAATGGGACGCCATGTTGCAGAAGGCGGAAAACCATTTGATGAGTTTGGTAAGCATATTATTAGCTTGTCAGAAGAAATGGCAAAATTACGTAAGTTTAAAAATTACATGGGCCGTAGTGCTGTAATGGCAGAAAGTTTATCCGACTATACTGTTGCTGTTAATGAGCGTATTGCTACAGTTAAAAAGACAATTGAAAACTTACAAAAGAAAACATATTATACAGAAACATTTGAAGCATTTGCTCCAGCTGTAATGGAAGATGTTCCGGAAGATATTTCAAGTAACTGGATTGAACAACTTACTATTAAACAGTTTAATGAAGAATTAAAAGACATTTTTCCATACATTTATAAACTAGTAAGCGAAGTAACCAAACCAACTGTATTAGGTCCTGATGATTTAGCAGAAGTAGCTGGTCCAGACAAGTGCTGGGATGGTTATAAAAAAGACGGCACACAAAAAGGTACTGGAAAGAACAAAGGCAAGCGTGTAAACAAATGCGTACCAGAAGATGCTGAACTAGAGCAAGGCTTTGAAGAAATGATGGGCCAGTTTGGGGAAGCTGAAGAAGAAACAATGGTATGTAAAGACTGTGGGGACGAAATGCACAAACCTACAACAGATTGTGAACACGACTGTGATGACGAAAATGGCAGTCACTGGAAGGCAGAGTCTGAATCAGGCGATGATTTACCTGATGGACATGCGGAACCTAACGAGCAAAAGACCCCATTAGGCGAGTTTATTCTTAGTTACTTTGACAAAGAATCAGGCCAGTTCCCCAAAGGCGAAACCGCAGTACTTACAATGATTGAAAAAGACTACGGCGAGCAGTTCATAGAACCTGCAAAGGCATTTATTGAATCCGTTACTGCAAAGTTTGAAGAATTCCAAATGCGTACACAACCACAGCAAATGGAACCAGGATCGGATGAAAGTAACACAGAAGCATTAAAAATGAACAAGTATGGTGACATGGAAGGTATGCCAGAGCCAGATGAAAGCATGGCAGATCTTAGTCGAAGTATGATGCAACCTAAACTTGCTGATGCACTTGCTAAAGCGGCAGACGTAAACAGAAAAGATGTATATTTTGATGATGCAGATTTAGTTTGGGGAAGTAAAACAGTTGTACAAAGCTGTTTGGCTGATAAAGAATGTACATTCCAACATGCAGTAGATGAACTTAAAAAATTTGCTAATAGCAATCCAAAAGCAGAAACACAAAATATGGATAGAATGCGTGAATTAGCTGGTTTAAGATAAATCAGCTAGTTTCCAAAAATAAACCAACAAAACACTTGACAGGCTAAATAAAAGAGTGTATTATAGTAATATGTAATACGCAAATAGGCAATTACTAAACGAAGCAAACATAGGCACTTATAGGAGGCATACAACTATGGCAACATTAGCAGAAATCAGAGCAAAACTCAAGGAACAAGAACAACGTTCTAGCGGTGGAGCAAAAAGCGGCGGCGACAACGCAATTTACCCATTTTGGAATATTAAAGAAGGTGAAAGTACAACTTTCCGATTCCTTCCTGATGGTAACGCAGATAACACTTTCTTTTGGGCAGAACGTTTGATGATCAAACTTCCGTTCGCAGGTGTTAAAGGCGAAACTGACTCACGTCCAGTACAAGTACAAGTACCTTGCATGGAAATGTACGGCGACACTTGTGATGTACTAAACGAAGTACGTGGTTGGTTTAAAGATCCAAGTCTAGAAGATATGGGTCGTAAGTATTGGAAGAAGCGTTCGTACGTATTCCAAGGCTTTGTTACTGAGAACCCACTCGGTGACGACACACTTCCTGAAAACCCAATTAGACGTTTTATTATTGGACCACAAATTTTCCAAATTATTAAAGCGGCTCTTATGGATCCAGACATGGAAGAATTACCAACAGATTATACTGCTGGTGTAGACTTCCGTCTTAACAAAACTAGTAAAGGCGGTTATGCAGACTATTCAACATCTAACTGGGCTCGTAGAGAGCGTCCGTTGACAGATGCTGAAATGAATGCTGTCAATACACACGGTCTGTTTAATTTTACAGACTTCCTTCCTAAGAAGCCAGATGAAGTAGCTCTTAAGGTTATCAAAGAAATGTTTGAAGCGTCAGTAGACGGTGAAGCATATGATGCCGAACGTTGGAGTAACTACTTCCGTCCAAGTGGCATGCAAGCACGTACAGGTGATCCAACTAAACAGGCATCACCTAACGCAACTGCAACTAGCCAAAGTGCTCCGGTAGCACAAGCACAAGCACCAGCAACTGCTCCAGTAGTAGAAGCTCCGTTTGTTGCTGATACTCCGGTAGCGCCAGTAGCGCCTGCGGCAGCAGCCGCGGACGGTGACAAAGCAGCTGACATTCTTGCAATGATCCGCTCACGTCAAGCACAATAAGAAAACAACACCCTCTGGGCTAATAGCCTAGGGGGTTACTTTCTAGCTTTTTTATTAGGAGAAAACATGGCTAAATCATTTGATGTTAGTAAGTTCCGTAAGGACTTGACTAAAAGTATCTCAGGCATGAGTACTGGATTTAACGATCCTACTGATTGGATCAGTACAGGATCATATGCACTAAACTATCTTATTAGTGGAGACTTTCATAGAGGAGTTCCACTAGGTAAGGTTACTGTGTTTGCAGGAGAGTCAGGAGCAGGTAAGAGTTATTTCTGTGCTGGCAACATTATTAAACACGCACAAGAGCAAGACATCTTTGTAGTACTAATTGACACAGAGAATGCACTTGACGAGAGCTGGCTACAAGCATTACAAGTAGACACAACTCCAGAAAAGTTACTCAAGCTCAATATGAGTATGATTGACGATGTGGCAAAAACTATCTCAACATTTGTTAACGACTATCGTGCTATGGATGAAGAAGACCGTCCTAAAGTATTGTTTGTAGTTGATTCGTTGGGTATGTTGCTAACACCTACTGACGTTGATCAGTTTAACAAGGGTGATATGAAAGGTGATATGGGTCGTAAGCCTAAAGCACTAACTTCATTAGTCCGTAATACTGTTAACATGATTGGCTCACTTAACGTAGGCTTAGTATGTACTAACCACACTTATGCATCGCAGGATATGTTTGATCCAGATGATAAGATTAGTGGCGGCGCAGGCTTTATCTATGCATCAAGTATTGTTGTTGCAATGAAAAAGATGAAGCTAAAAGAAGATGAAGACGGCAATAAGATCTCAGAAGTTATGGGTATACGTGCTGGTTGTAAAGTAATGAAGACTCGCTATGCAAAACCGTTTGAAGGTGTGCAGGTTAAGATTCCTTATGAAACTGGTATGAATCCGTACAGCGGTCTAGTTGAATTGTTTGAGAAGAAGAACTTGTTAGTTAAGCAAGGTAATCGACTCAAGTATATTGACTTAGACGGCACAGAACATCTTGATTACCGTAAACAGTGGCTCGGCCCTAAACTTGATATGGTTATGTCACAATACGCAGAAAAAATTAAACCTGTGGTAAATATCGACGAAGTTGATGAAGAAGAAACTGTTGATCAAATCGAGGAGACACACGAAAATGGATGAAACCCAAATTGTTGATGTATGGACAGTATTTAAAGAATACTTAGATAAAAAACATATTCATACTGCTGCTGAAAGGTATGTTGATTTACTTTGTGATATAGGAGTTAAAGAAGAAACTTTACACGAAGTAATAGGGTCCGATAGTGAACTAGATGATGCTATTTGTTATTATCTAGATATGGATAAAGACGATCAAGACGAAGACACTGACGACGAATACGAGGATTAATAATGGGCTGGTATTCTGAAGTTTCAAGAGACGTATCAAAAATTCCTTCTGCTATTGCATACTTTGAAGATCAATTAATTGAAGCCAAAGGTGAAATAAAATTAAAAGGAAACGTTGAACGAGCAGCTGCAGAAATGCCAGGCATTGTTGAACATCGATTCAACCAACTTCAAGAAATTGAAGCAATCCTACACTACTTAAATATCGAGCTACGTAGATTGCGTAGCTCGTTTTTTAAGAAATATTTAGAAAATTACCAACGAGCTCTGTCAAGCCGTGACGTTGAAAAATACGTAGACGGTGAGGCAGACGTTGTTGACTATGAAAAGATTATCAACGAGTTTGCACTAATGCGTAACAAATGGTTAGGTGTTCTTAAAGGACTTGACCAGAAGCAATGGCAGATAACTAATGTTGTAAAGTTAAGAGTAGCAGGAATGGAAGATGCTAGTATCTAATGAACCATTAATAGTTGGGATAAAAGGTAGCTTTGATGCTCAAAATTTATTATTTGTTCCCAATTTACCTAATTTTAAAATAGTAGAAAGTTTAGATGATCCGTTAGTACAAAGTGCTGATGGGTATATGCAAACTAATATATATAAATTTTCAACTCCAAAATTAAAAGATCAGTTTGATTTTATTAAAGAATCAGGCAAACCTTTTTTAGTATATGAAAGTCCTGTATTTCGTAGGGGCACAACAGCATTACAAGATAAGAATCCACTGTTTATGCAACGTGTAGGCTGGAATCATTTTATGCGACAGGGAATATTTTGTAATGAAAATAGCCCGCCGGATAGATTTAACCAAATACAAAAAGACCAAAACATAGAAATAAAGCCTTGGAGAGCAAAGGGTGATTACATATTATTCATTTTGCAAAAACCCAATGACAGTAGTTTAGAACAAGTACATAAAGTTTGGGGGAATAATTATTGGGATTACGTAGTTGATTGCTTAAAGCATATACGCAAGCACACTGATATGCCTATTGTTCTTAGAGGGCATCCAAAAGCAAACAAAAGTAGATCAATAGCTGCAGGTATTGCAACAAAAGAAGGAATACCCAACGTAACGCATACTACTAATTACGATACAGACACAATTGCAAACGGTGGGAGGGGACTACAAAAAGACCTTGACAACGCCTGGGCAGTAGTTGGAACAACTAGTAATACCCTTATTGAAAGTGCGTGTTTAGGTATTCCTACATTTGCATTAGATGACACTGCAATGGCTTGGCCAGTATGCCAACCTAATTTATCGTATTTAGAAAACCCCAAATTAGATATACCACGAGAGCAATGGTTATATGATCTAGCTTGGACACAATATTATTTTAATGAGCATAAATCGGGGTTTGCCTGGAACAGACTTAAGCCTTATTACTTTTCTTAAATAAACTACGTATATAAATACTAGCGGAGAACCTTTATGCAAACAACATTATATCAAGACTGGACTATATTGTCTGGCGATACTACTCTACGCAGAGCACTAAAAAAAGAACGAAAAACAGAAGTTGTTGATTATCAGTATGAACAACTTAACACAGCAATATCGTGTTGCAAGCAATTTAGGACAGCAATTGATGTAGGAGCAAACTACGGCGTAATGTCATACCATATGTCAAAAAGATTTACTAACGTGCATGCATTTGAAATTGAACCTAACGTTTATAACTGCTTAGAAACAAATGTAAAACACTTTAAGCTAGATAATGTACAAACACATGCATGCGGGCTTGGTAATAAAGAGCAAACTGTTTCACTGACTTACATCGGCAATAAAGAGAAATCTAA